TACGAGGACTACCGCCGGAGCGGCAAGCCGTGGTCCGACTTCGTCTTTGGCCTGCATCCCGAGTTTGCGGGCCTCGACCGGCGCCCGGTCTTTGACCTGATCGGGGAACAGCCGATGCTCATCGAGTACGGCATCCGCGAGCCGGTCTGTCTGTTCGCCCCGATGGGCTACTCGCAGGGGCGCCAGCACTCGCTGGGCGCGCTGCTGGACGCCTGCGCCGAGCTAACGCAGCACCGGATCGTCTTCCTTGTGGACGCCTTGCAGCTGGGCCACCTCCGCGATCAGGGCGTGCCCAACCGGGATATGCTCTGCGCCCGCTCCCCGGCCCACCTCCCGCGGCTTATCCGCGATGCGGACGACTTCTTCACCGTCAACTCGGCGCCGTGCATCATCGCGGGCGCCGTCCGCCAGCACTTTTGGCACGTGCCCTCCGGCATCGCGCAGGATGACCAGTTCTCCGAGGCGTCGCAGGTTGTGACAATTCGCGATTAGGTATGGCCGTTCGCGACTTCGACCCGACCCAGCTTGCCGCTGATCAAGGCGCCATCCTCGATCAAGCGGGCATCACGTTCTCGTACTTCGGCTCCTCGATCACGGGCGTCTGGTCGTCAAGTCGCACGATGTTCGGCGACTTCGAGGAGCAGCGCCGAGATGATGTCCGCTTTACCGTTTTTTTCACGACCTCGCAGATCAGCGGAACGCCTGCGCCTGCGACCACTTGCGTGCGGGCGGGCGTGACCTACTTTGTCGAGCAGGTCCGCTTTGACGCGGACGGACCGGGCTGCGAGATCGACGTTATCAAGGCGATATGATCGCCGTTACGCTCAACTCGGCGAAGCTGGACTACGCCTTGCAGCGCCTCGCGTCAGCCGCGCGCGTTGATCTGGGCAAAGTCATTAAGCAGGAGGGCGGCAACGTCGCGAAGTCGATAATGCTCATCATCCCGCCGACGCCGGTGCCGGGCAGCACTAAGCCGCGCGGGTCTGGCCTTTCGACCAAGGCGAAGCAGCAGGGCGAGAACGCGATCAAGTCGGACCTATTCGGCGGCAGGCGCAGGAGCGGGGCGCGATACGCATCAATCGGCCTTTTCCAGCGCATCGGCAACTCGACGATTCAGCCGCCGAAGCGCGAGCGCACCGAGACCGCAGCGGTGCGGCTGGGCTGGGAAAGCTCAAAGACGATCCGCATCTACTGGAAGTTCTGGCGCCCGAGCGCATCGGTGGCCGAGATGAACAACTTCCACCTGCGGTATCGGAACAAGTACGGGCGCGTTCCGTTTGTCTCGCAGAGCACAATCGGCCGCTGGAAGGTTCAAGACCAGATGTGGATCTCGAACGACACCGCCGACAATTACCTCCGCTGGGTTCAGCAATGGGTCGGATGGTCGAAGGCTGGCTTTGCCTCCGCGGCACTTGCCTGCGGGATTCGCATCCCTGCGTGGGTACGTCGGCACGCCCCAAAGGCGGGAACCTCTAGCGTCAACTTCGGAGCCAATCCCTACGTCATCGGCACGGCGACCGCGATCAAGGTTCCGAATCCTGACCGGTACGTGAACGCGGGCCTCGAGTTCCGAAAAAAGATCACGCTTAAGAAGGTGGACGCCATCCTCGCCAACCGCGCCGTCAACCTTGGCTTCGCGCGCGTGGACGGAGCGGGCCGCGTGCAGGAGAATATGCCGCAATGAGCACGAGAACCAACATCCGCAACGCCATCGCAACCGCGCTCACGACTCAGGGCGTAGTGCCGACCGCTAACATCCTAAAGGGGCGCAACAACACGCTCGCCTCCGTCTCGTTTCCTTCCTGTGCCGTCTACGCCGTCCACGAGGACGTTGAGGTTCGCACGCTCGCACCATCGAATCGCGACCAGTACCGCGTGTTGCAAGTCGTGGTCGAGTACTTCACCGCGCAGACTTCGACCACGCTCATCGACGATCTCTTCGACACCGGCTCCGCTGCGGTGGAAGCTGCGGTTTTGTCAGACGTTACCCTTGGCGGCGTCTGTCGTGATTTGCATTTGACGAGCGTGGATTATGTGATCGAGCCGGACGAGAACCTCCGCTGGGGAACCGCCCGCCATAACTTCAACTGCATCTATTTAACCACAGACTAAAATGGCTAACCATCTCGGCCGCGAAGGCACCGTCAAAATCTCTTCGACCACCATCGGGGAGCTCCGCAACTACGCGCTCGCCCACTCCTCCGACGTCGTCGAGGACTCGGTGATCGGAGACACGTACCGCACCCGCAAGGCCACGCTGAAAACGTGGAGCGTGAACGGCGATCTGTACTGGGACGAGGTCGACGCCGGGCAGGTCGCGCTGACCATCGGCTCGACCGTGACCGTCAACCTCTACCCGGAGGGCATCGCCTCGACGTCCACCTACTATTCGGGCGGCGGCATCGTGACCAAGTTCGACATCTCCGCCGCGTTCGACGGTATGGTCGAGGGTTCGATCACCATCGAGGGCAACGGCGTCCTGAGCACTTTGACGGTTTGAGGTGCTGAATGGATGCTATCGACCTAGTCCGTGAGCACTTCGCCTCCCTCGGCACCCGCAAGATCGAGGTGCCAGAGTGGAAGCTGACCATCTACGCCGGGCCGGTAACGCTGGCCGAGAAGAACCGGCTTTACCGGAAGGGCAAAGACAATGATATGGAGTTGCTCGTTGACCTTCTAATTCTGAAGGCCAGCGACGCCAACGGCCAAAAGCTCTTCACGCTCGAGCACAAGCCGACTCTGCTTAACAAGGCGGACTCGAACGTGGTCGGCCGGATCGCCAACGCCATCCTCGCGGAGGAGGCGCCGAAGGCTGAAGAGTTAAAAAACTAGTCGGCGGCGAGGCTGGTGCCGACCTCCTCGCCGTCTATGCGCTCGCGGAAAAGCTCGGCAAGTTCGCGCACGAAGTCCTTGAGATGCCAGCGGAAGAGATGCAGGGCTGGGTCGCTTACTACCACCACCAACACCGAGTGAGACAAACAAATGGCTAGCGCAACCTTCACACTTCGGGCGGTGGATCAGACGCGCGCGGCGTTCGCCAGCGTGCAGAACTCGCTCCAGCGGATGCAGGGCACGGTGAAGACCGTCTCCCGAAACTTCCAAGCCGCTCTGACCCTCGGCGGATTTGCGGCCAGCGCCCAGCGGCTCAACACGATTCTGCGCCAGACGGAGGAGAACGCAGCGGCGCTCGGGCTTACGACCGAGGAGGCCGACCGCCTTACGGTGACGACGGGCGCCATCGACCGCGGGTTTAAGGCTATCAGCGTAACGACGGCCGAAGTTGTCAGCCGGGTCGTTTCCGCGGTCACCGGCACGCAAAACTTTAGCGCGGCAGCGGAGGCTGCGGCGATCCGGTTTGAGCAGTCGCGCGTGATCATCGCGGAGATCAACGACCAACTCGCAGACCAGATCGTGAACAACGAGCTGATCAACGGCACGGAGCAGGACGTTTTGCGCGCCTTGGAGAATCAGCTCCAGAAATATCAGATGCGGGCGCGAATGGCGAAAGATCCAGTCGAGAAGGCGAAGGCCGAGCTGGCCGCTTCAAAGGCACGCGGCGCGATCTTGCAGCAGGAAAGCAACATAATAGAGAAGGACCGCGCGCTTTACGCGGAGCAGCTTCAGCTGCGGGAGCAGATCGACGCAGCGGTTGGCCGCGAGAAGGACAAGGGCGCCGAGATCAATTCGCTACTTGAGACGCGCAACGCGCTTTCACTCGGTCTGCTCAAGGTGCCGAAGACCGGGCTGGCTTCGGACATCGCAGCCGAGAACGAACTTCGCGAGCAGCGGAACAAGGTTGATCGCGATTTGATTCCGCTATTGCAGGAGCGATATCAGCTCGAGCGCAGCATTGGCACCGCTGTCGGAGAATCTTTCCAGACTGCGATTTTCGAGGGCGGCAAGTTTCAAGATGTTCTCAAGTCGCTTATCAAGGACGTCATCAAGTTGATATTCTACCAGACGATCACGCGCCAGCTGGCTGGGTTCGTGACGTCGGTTTTAATTCCGAATCCGCTTACGGCTGTAAATCCGGGGACTTTAATCTCGCCTCCCGGCCGCGCGGCAGGCGGGCCAGTCAACAGCGGCACGCCTTACATCGTCGGCGAGCGTGGGCCGGAGCTTTTCGTTCCTTCCGGCTCCGGCAACATCATCCCCAACTCCGCGATGCGCTCAGGCGGAGGATCTGGCGGGATGGGCGGCGTGACGGTCAATTACAACATCGCCGCGGGCGTCACACGGGGCGAGCTCGTGCCGATCCTCGAGGCCGAGCGCAAGCGACTGAAGGCCGAGATTCCCGATATGGTGCGCCGCGGTGGCGCCTACCGCGCAGCCTTCGCCTGACCTATGGCTCTCACCTACCCGCTCACGCCGCCCTCGCCGTTTCGCATCTCGCGGCTTTCGCTGACGGGCGCGAGCGCGACCTCGCGCAACATCTCGCCGTTCACCTACCAGATCCAGCAATACAACTGGCCGGGTCAGGCGTGGCTCGGTCAAGTCGAGTGCCCGCCGATGGTGCGCGCGGACGCGGAGGCGGTGATCGCGTTCCTGCTGGCAGCGCAGCGTGGCACGTTTTACTTTCAAGATTACGCGAACCCGCTGAACCGCGGCGGAGTGACCGGCACGCTGACCGTCACTAGCGCGACGGCTAACACCTCGACGCTGACGTTCAGCGGGGCCACCGGCTCCTTCGCGCTGGGCGACTGGCTACAGATCTCGACCTCGCTTTACAAGGTCGTGCAGGTCAACTCCTCGAGCAGCGTGGATCTGTTTCCGGTCCTGCGCTCGAGCTACGCGGGCGGGACGGCGATCACCTACGCAAACGCGAAGGGCGTCTTCCGGCTGGCCGAGCCGAAAACCGACTGGTCAATTGACCTCGCGTCGATCTACGGCGTGAGCTTCGCCATCGTGGAGGACGTCGCCTGATGAGCATCACGACCGCAGGCCGCACGCTCTCCGCTTCGATGGTGACCGAGGTCACCGCAACGCAGCTTGCGCCGATCCTCCTCGCCAACCTCCAGTTCTCGACGCCGGTTTATCTCTGGTCCGGCTATGGCTCGTTGGGCTACGGAGGCGTAACCTACCTCGGAATCGGCACGCTCGGCACTATCTCGCCCGTCGAGGAGACGACAGACCTTGCGGCGCGCGGCATCTCGATGCGTCTCTCGGGCGTGCCCACGGCCAACGTCGCGCTGGCGTTGACCGAGAACTATCAAGGCCGCGCCTGCACGATCCTATTCGGCGCGCTATCGCCTACGGCCGGTACGCTGATCTCGTCCCCGGTGACCGTCTTCCAAGGCAAAATGGACGTGATGCAGATCAGCGACGACGGCCAGAGCGCGGATCTCACGATGACCGCGGAGTCGCGGCTGATGGACTTCAAGCGCCCGCGAGAAATCCGATACACCGACGAGGAGCAGCAGAACCTTTTTGCGGGCGACGTCGGCCTCGAGTTCGTGAACGACATTCAAGAAAAGCCGATCTACTGGGGAAACCCCAACCAGACGCAGGCGACGAACTGGGACGGCGGCGACAAGACCGGCACCGAGGGAACGGGCTACGAATGACGACGACCGACAAGGCCGCGCTGCTCGCCCGCTTCATCGAGGAGCGGAGGCGGATGCCGTTCGCGTGGGGCTCGAACGATTGCTGCTTGTTCGCCGCGGACTGGGTTCTTGCTGCGACCGGGCGCGACATCGCGGCGGACTACCGCGGGCGCTACTCGAGCGCGCTGCCTGCGCTGCGCTTTGTCGAGGCGGGCGGC